GATAAAGACGTTACAAACTCAATTACAGTTGTTACGGCAGTAAGTAATCATGCTGCTCATACTCACTCCGTTCCTGCACTAACAGTTACCCATCCAGGTGTTGCTGTTAAATTTATTATAAAGACGTAGACTAATGGATATTGAAAATAGTATTGATAAACTTCATGAACGCACACAACAGTCTAAGCTAGAGTTTTCTAGACATGAGGCCGTATGTCAAGAGCGATATGAACAACTATTAAAGAACATGCAGGCTATGTCTAATTCTATTAGTGAAATGCACAAAGAAATAAATCAACTTAGAACAATTGCTACAACTGGTCGTGTAAGTTTAAAGACTTTAATCTGGGTAGGTTCTGTAGCTAGTGCAGTAGCAGGTCTTGGAATTGCTCTTGCTAATTATTTGAAATGAGTATAGATGGATAACTATTTTAAAGTACCTGTAGAAAGACTACTTGATAAGATTGTAGTAGGGGAACATAACGGAATACAATTTAATGAGTCTCAGTGGGGAATGGTTCAAGGATTAGAAGACCATCGTTTTTGGACTCACATTTCTGCTCGAAGAACTGGTAAATCTCTAGCTGCTGGTATTTTGGCTTTTGCTAAACTCTTAGAGCCAGGAAAACAGGTGATGGTAGTAGCTCCTAACTTTACTCTATCATCAATTATTTGGGATTATGTCACAGATATTATTAGAAATTTACAACTGGAAGTGGATAGATTCAATCAAAAAGATAAGGTTGTTAAACTTATCAACGGTTCTACCTTCCGCCTCTTATCGGCTAACAACAGAGACTCACTTGTGGGGCGTGCTGCTCATCTTATAATTGTAGACGAGGCGGCAATCATCCCTGATGATGAGTATTTTACTCGTGATTTGCGCCCTGCTCTTTCTACCTACCCCGATTCTCGGGCACTTTTTATATCCACTCCCCGTGGTAAAACAAATTATCTTTATACATACTATCTTCGTGGACAAGATTCAGAATTTGAGGATTGGGGTTCTGGTCTATTTACCTGGAGAGCCAATCCTCTTCTAAGTACAAAAGATATTGAAGAGGCTCGTCGTTCTATTTCTAATAAGATGTTTGCTCAAGAGTATGAGTGTGATTGGACTACTACGGAAATGCAGGTCTATAGTCTTGATGAGAATCGTCATCTTCAAGACTTAACTTGGGTAAAGCAAAATCTTAATCGTTTTGAGATTATTGCAGGACTTGACGTTGGTTATCGAGACTTAAATGCTTTTATTGTAATAGCTACTGATGGTGAACGCTTTTATGTAATAGATGAATATATTTCTGGAGAGGTAACAACCTCAGAACTTGCTGAAAATATTAAAGAAATGGAAGAAAAGTGGGAAGTAGAAATGATTTATATTGATTCTGCTGCCCAGCAACTTAAAGCTGATTTTGCTTATGACTATGATATTTTTTGTGAGAATGCTGTAAAATCTGTTAAAGACGGTATAAATTATATTGCAGCTCTTGTAGATCATGATAAACTTATTTTTGATGCAGAGACTGGTTTTCAAACTTTTACTGCTATGGCAAACTATAAGTGGAATCCAAAAACAGAAAATCCAAAAACAATTCATGACGATAATTCTCATGCTTCAGACGCTGTAAGATATGGTATTTATACCTATGTAAAAACATCGGCTTCAATTTATGCTTAAAGATACTGCACTAATAATTTTAAACTACAAAAGACTTAGTAATATTTATTATCTTGTTGAAAAATTTAAAGGTAAATTACCTATATTTATAATTAATAATAATCCTTCTTATAAAGTACATCAGTTTAAAGGTGCAGCCGTTATAAATAAAAAAGAAAATGGATGGTGTATTGAGCGTTGGAAATTTGCAAAAGATTTAAATTATAAATATGCAATTATACTAGACGATGATATTGACCCAAGTTTTCACTGTATAATGAGACTAATAGTAGAAATAAGAAAGACTCCTGATAGGCTTATATCTATATATGGTAGATCTGGAGTAAATAAAGTTTCTTGTTATGAAGATTTATCTAGTGAATGGTGTATAGATGCAGAATCAGATATAGCTGTTGGAGCTTGTTTATCTGTTTCGATTCCTCATTTAAAAACTATATGGAAAGACTATATAGAACCTTGGGGAACAAAAGATAGAGGGGATGATATACAGGTATCTCTTTCTATGAGTGACTACTATAAGACAAAACCTAAAATAATTAAAACAGAAGTTTCCTTATTAGAAGAGGGAGCTGTAGGATTAAACAAACATCCTGAGCATTTTAGTAAGAGATGGCAAGTAATTCAAGATTTTCGTTCCCCTTTCTTGGCTTCTAAAAATTAAAGATTGGACACAAAGTTTAGTATTTGGTAAAGTTATTCTAATGGCAGATTTAAAAAGAATTCCTATTAAGTATATAAGGGATTATATTAAAAAAGATTACAAATTACGCGATGAATGTTATATATGCAAAGAGAAAGAAAACTTAGAACTTCATCATATTTTTTCTATATCTCAACTTTTTGAAGACTGGTGCATAAAAAATAAAGTGTCTAAATTTGATACTGTTGAGGAAATAAAAGATATAAGAGTAAAATTTTATGATGATGAGTTTGATCGGTTAAGCAATAACAACCTTTATACCCTTTGTAAACAACATCACGAAAGATTACATAATATATACGGACAACGTTATAGTAATCATCTATCAAATAAAATTATAAATTGGTTAGAAATTCAAAGGGAGAAACATGGCTAACGAAGTTCCAGGTTGGAGAAGATGGATATCAGAAAAGCTTAACCCTGCACAGCCTTCGTTAGCTGCCGCAGAGCCTTATGCGAGTCCAGAAACTATTCTTGATTTTGAACAAGCATATCGTGACGTTGAAGTAGTTAATCGCTCTATTGAGTTAATTATTAATGCTTTGATTGAAGTCCCGATTATTGTTGAAGGCGGAGGTGCTGTTAAGAAAGTAGATAAACTTTTAAATCGTTCACCAAATCCTTTTGAAGACAGAGTTAAGTTATTTCGTAGAGCTTTCTTAGACTATTTACTAGATGGTAATGCCTTCTTTTATTATGATCGTACAAATCTTTACGTATTACCAGCTAATGATATGGAAGTTATTCCAGACGAAAAAACCTTTATTTCGCATTTTAACTTTTTAGTGCGAAATGTTCAGTCTTCAAGTGCTTATAGTTATGGTAAACAAACCACAAGACAAGAATCTGCTCTAAAATTTGATACTGATGAAATTATTCATATTAAGTCAGATAACGAAGATAGTATTTACCGTGGCGCACCAAAGTTAAAATCTGTTAAAAGATTAATTGAGTTATACTATTACTTAATTAATTTCCAGCGTCAATTCTTTAAGAATAATGGTATTCCAGGTATTGTCTTACAAACTGCTTCTGTTCTAAGTCCAAAAGTAAAAGAAAGATTATTAGAACAGTGGAGACAGAGTTATTCTACTATTTATGGTGGTGCTAGAAATCCTGCTATTTTAGATGGCGGACTACAGCTAAGTCCTTTTGGACAAATTAAATTTTCCGAGTTAGATTTTGAAGCTTCTGTAGAACGAGTCCAACAAGATATTGCAAAAGCACTTGGTGTACCATATGTTCTGTTAAAATCAGGAAATAATGCTAACATAGCTGCAAACCAAGTATTATTTTATAACCATACTATTATGCCAATTTTAGAACAGTTCTGTAGCGCATTTTCTCACTTCTTTAACTCAGATATTATTATTCGTCCAGATAGAGCAGCTGTTTCAGCTCTTAGAGCGGACGAAAAAACACAAGCTATGTACTATTCTACATTAGTAAATACTGGTATTATTACACCTAATGAAGCTAGAATAGGATTAAGATTCCGACATCGTGAAGATTGCGATGAGATTAGAATACCACAAAATATTACAGGAAGTGCTGTAGACCCCTCACAAGGTGGAAGACCTACAGAAGATAATACAGATACACCTCCTGATCCTACACAAGG